GCAAATATCTCCAGCATCTATGTTGCCTGATGCAAACTTAAATTGTATTTCATCTATTGCTCCTGTTAAATTAAAATATCCAGCTATATAACTATTCACACTATAATTAGCACCATGATATGTATTAAAATTTGATATAAAATGTGTAACAAAATTAGTGTCAGATGGATTAAATAAATGTAAATAACCAGAACAACATTCATCATTTCCATTACCAACTTCATCTGAAAGTCTTTGAAAGCCAGTTCCTTGTGCTTGGTCATTACCAGTAGCATAAGCTAAACTTGTAGTTCCATCAGCTTCATCGTGATAAGCATAAAAAGAAGTTGATGTAATTGTTTCATTATATCCACTTCCTCCAGCTACATTTCCTTGAAAACTAAAATATTTATCATTAGTTTCTGGATGAATATTATTAAAAGTAAATAAGTATTCCTTGTAAGTATTGTCTAAAACAACATCGCTAGTTCCATCAACAAAGGATATAGTTGCAGATGATGAGGCAGTTTGTTTTTTAATAAACCTCATTTCTCCTAAAGCTGATATGCTTCCAAAGGTTGTCGCTGATCTTACACCTCTGTTATTTAATTTAACTAAAGCCATTAACTATCCTTAATTCCATAGAGTTTAAAAGTGCCAGATTGTATTGTTCCAGAATTTTGACTAAATTGTATTGCGTTTATTGCCGAAGATGTATTTCCATATCCAGCTATAAATACCTCTTGAGAATAAGCAGTAGATACTTGATTTGTTATAGTCATAAAATGTTTAACATATGTTGTTGATGATGGCGAAAAAAGCCACATTTTTCCACTCATAGCTGTATCATTATCTGCATCTGTATCTCCACTTAATCTTTGAACTCCTGTGCTTTGTGCTAAATCTGAAGAAGTGGTATATGATAAAGCTCCTGAACTACTACCTTCATCATTATAACTTACAAAAGCTGATGATGTTTTTGTAACATTGTAATTAGAACCGCTATCTGTGCTTAAATTAAATTGTAGTCTTGAAGCTTCAGATGGATGAATATTAATAAACTTAAATAAATAAATAGGATATGTGCTGTCCAAGATAGTATCTGACGAGCCATGTACGAAGCTAATAGTAGAACTTGAAGATGCTGTTTGAGATTTAATCAAAGTCATAGCACCAGTAGGTAAACTAGAAGCTGCTGTAACAGCACTTAAACTATTGTTGTTGTATTTAACTAACGCCATATAATTTTATAACTCCGCTATCTATGTTGCCACTAGAAAATTTAAATTGAACAGCATCAATAGCTGCGGTTACATTGCAATAACCAGCAGTATAAACATCTTGAATATAATCTCCTCCATGCGTTACACACATTCTTGACATATAATGCTTAACAAAAGTTGTGTTGCTTGGCGAAAATAAATGAAGATGACCACCAATATTTTGATCGGCATCTGCTCCAACATCTTCTGCTAAAGTTTGAAATCCTGTTGATTGTGAAAGATGTTGACCTGTATTATAACCAACTCCTGTTCCACTATCTGCTTCATCATGGTAAGTATTAAAATATGTAGTAGTTTTAGTTGCATCATAATCTGTACTTCCATCTCTAAAGCCAACTGTAAATTCTGCGTTATCTGTTGCTGGATGTATATTATAAAATCTAAACACATACTCATCATAGGTACTATCAATATTACTTGTAAAAGAAATTGTAGAACTACTTGATGCAGTCTGCGTTTCTAATAAAGTCATAGCACCACCAGTAATTGCTGCTGGTAAAGCTGTAATAGCAGTCAAGGATTGATTATTGGCTACTTTGATTGCCATAATTAAGCTCCAGTCAATGCTTTTATTTCATCATCATCTAAACCTAAATCTTTTAGTTTTTGTTTTCCTGATGCTTTTTTATTTTCAGTATTTTCTTCTGCTATTTTTTTATTTGCTTTATCAGTTTTAGCTTTTTCTGCTCTTGCATCAAAAGCAGCTTCTTCTTCTGCTGTTGCTTGTCTTTTA